GTACATCCGAGGTTTACAGTGTTCCCCCCTTACGCGGGCGGCGTGCAAAGACGAGCCTGTGATGAAGGAAGAATACGCCGGAAAGAAAAAGATCGTTCGCCAATTCATGGTTTGTCCTTTCGAATTTCTTATTGTCGGGCGCATGTTACTGGCAGAATTGGTGAGAACCATGATCCTGCATCCTTTCATCTTTGGTATGGTGCAAGGTTGTAATGTCTACACTTCCGATTGGACGGAGCTGCAGGAGTATTTCTTAGGTGACTTCACCCAGATTCTCGAGGGCGACTATAGTAAGTATGATGTCAGGATGAATGGTCAGATGATACGCGCAGCTGGAGCTGTTTTTGCTCGCTTAGCGGATCATTTCGACGCGAAAGCATGGCATGTTCGTGCTATTCGTACCTACTTCGAAGACCTAACTGCCAAGCACATTAGTATAGCTGGTGTCTTGCTTGCCATTAGCGGCTGGAACGTTTCTGGTCATGGCGTGACAATCGAAGCCAACGGAATTGTGAATAAGCTTCTGTACATGTGCGCATATTACTACACTGTTGAGTCGCAGCAGATGGTACACCCGCCAAAGTATGATTCTGTCGTTAAGATCATGTTTATGGGCGATGATTCGGTAGGACGATCTAGCGTTCCCTGGTTCAACATGCGTTCCATGCAAGTTTTCTGCGAGGATCACAATTTGCCGTATACGGCAGGCGATAAGTCCGCAATTTCTGCGGACCAGCCGTTTCTGCGAGACGGAGCAAGTGCAACGTTTTGCAAGCGAAAATGGCGCTGGGTAGAGCGTCGAAAGCGGTACGACTGTCCGCTAGATCTGGATTCTATCATGAGACCGTTTCACGTGCGTATGCGAAACGCCGAGATCTCTGATCAGCAATACCTTAAAGATCAAATCTACCCCCTCTTGTTGGAGCTCGGCAGGCACCCACAGGAGGTATTTGACGAATACATCGTTCGCGTGGCTCGCGCGTTCTTAGCCTGCGGCATGTGGTTTGATGATTTAGAGCGATCCTACTCCGAAGTGCAGAAGCTTATTGACAGCTACTACTCTGAAGCGGATCAGGAAACGTTTGGTCATATTCCACCCACGGTGAGTCCTGTCTTAGAATTCGCCCCGCTAACCTCGATTCCCGAAATGGATATTGAGGAGCAGATGAAGGTCAGCCTCATCACCCTGCCATTATTGGCAGATGCCTCAAGCTGTTCAGCTTGGGAAGAAACACAACGCTCTGTTGCACGGTTTACCAGTTCATCCTTGGGAAAGGTGTTCGAGGCTTCAGTGGAG